GTGGTCTGCTTCTTGGGTTCCATAGTCTGTGATAGGGGCTTGACCTCAATCATTAGTGTCTCGGGTTTGCCTTCCCTGTTCCTTGTATTTATGACGAAGTCAGGGAAATACCTGTGCACCTTACCATCAACAGGTGATCTGTATGGTATGATGTTTTCTTCTGACTTCCACCAGATCACGTCCGGATGCATATCAAAGTGCGACATGAGTCTCAGTTCCCAGCTGGAACGATAGACTATGTTAGTTGGATCGCCTTTGTATTTTTGCGGATTGCGTGGTTTGAAGAAGCCCTGGGTGTACTTTGCCATTTCCTAATCTCATTATAAATAGAAGCAAACCTATTATTTAGAGGTATTGATGTCAGGACTGTTTTCCAGGTTTCCCGCGCTAGGTCGCACAGCAGCTGGTGTTGGCCGCGTTTCAACGGGCGTTGCAGCTGCACAGACACTAGCCGTGGCTGGTATTGTGGGCACCGGTGGTTATCTTGCTATTGGCAGTGCCACTGACTTGTATAGATCAAGAGGAGCACAGGCTAGTCAATTTCAATCACAACTACAGTTTCCGGAAGACTTGGTACAGACAGAAAGAGATTTTTTTATTGCTTTTAGTTTCATGAAGTATGAAAAGAGAAGTATTCAAGACTCACCATTCCTCCGCTCTGAAGGAACAGTTAGGTTACCTCTACCAGATGCATTGAGAGATAACTTGAGCGTTAGCTATAATAGCCCAGCACTTGGCCCAGCGGTCGGTGCTGCGTTGGATGCTGTAGCAGGAGCTCCTATCGCGGGCGCTGATATAACAGGAACAATTTCTAACTTCACCTCTGCCTCTGTAAATGCTCTGGCACAAGGTATAACAGGTGGTGTGGGAAATGTATTGAATACAACCGGTGCAGCGGGACAAGCAGCGCAGGCCTATCTTGGTTTGGCTGTTAACCCATACCAAACTGTATTGTTTGAAAAGCCAGAGTTCAAGACGCACAACTTCTCATGGAAGATTATGCCAAAGAATGAAAGAGAGTCAGAGATAGCGAGGAACATCTTTAGAACCTTTCAGTTCCATGCTTCACCAGGGATTTCTCAAGGTGCGGGTGTATTCTTTTCTTATCCAAGTATGGTTGTTGTTAGCTTGTATCCAAGAAGCGAGTTCTTATACAGATTCAAACCTTGTGTACTCAGAAGTGTTAATATCAATTACGCTGCTGGGTCAAATCCATCCTTCTTTAAAAGAACAGATGCTCCTACGGCTATGACAATTAGCCTACAGCTACTAGAAATTGAATACTGGACATCAAATGACTATTCAGCTGAAGCATTTAGCGATACTGATGCGCGTATAAATGCAATTCGACTCAGTGAACGTCAAAGAAATGCAGGATCAAGATAATGGCTGAGAAGTACTTTGAGAAGTTCCAGACTATTACATACGCTAACACTGCTGTACGCAACATTACGCAGCGTGCTGTAGTGTTGAATTCTGTGTACAACAGCCCACTGGTGTACTATCCATACGATATCCAGCAGGGTGAAAGAGCAGATAACATTGCTGATCGCTACTACAAGGATCAGTACCAAGGATGGATCCTACATCTGACTAACAAGGTCGTGGATCCATACTACGACTGGTACGTTGATGAGAGCTCATTCAACGACTTCATCATAAAGAAGTATGGCTCGCTAGCAAATGCAACGTCGAAGGTCAAGTACTTCAGAAACAACTGGTACTCAAACAGAAACACAATCTCTGTCGATACATACGAAGGTCTTGATGGGTCGCTAAAGAAGTTCTATGAGCCAGTGTATGCTGATCCAGAGCTGGCAATCAGACTGCTTGGATATATCAGAAGAGCAGAGGACTGGAAGAAGACAACCAATCTAATTGTCTCGTACAACACAGACGGCACTGACTTCATAAATGATGAGGTGGTTGATGTGTACTGTGGTGACAACTTGCTTGGAACTGGTCAGGTTTGCGCAAGAACGTCAACCACTACGACACTGCAACACATCAGCGGTTCTGCCACTAATGAGATCTGCCTGCAAACGTTCTCGCTTGTTGGTAGAGAAAGCAATAATACACGCACCTACACAACAGTAACAGTCTTGGCTGACGTCATTCCTGTAGCTGAGACTAACTATTGGGAGCCTGTTTACTGCTACGACTATGAGAATGAGATCAACGAGCGTAACAAGTCAATCCAAGTTCTCAAGGCAGAGTACACAGGTCAGATCTCCAAGGAACTCAAAACACTATTGAGGCAAAATGCCAGATAATTTATCAATTGGTGATGCGCTAGTAGAGACACTGATAGTATTCTCAGAGCGAGGTAGCCTTAACCTGACGACATCGTTTGTATCAGCATCGATCTACGAGAGCATCTTTACTCCAGGTGTTGTGTGTGATATCACTGTCCTTGACACGCAGGACATCATTGGCAACCTGCAACTACTTGGGGACGAGCTAGTATCGTTTCAGTTCAAGAGTCCTAATCTGAGAGCTGCCAACTTCATCTTTGCATTATATGAGATCAGCGACCAGCAGCAGCTAGCAAGCCAGCGTGCAAAGACATATGTGATCAGATGTGTGTCAGAAGAAGCAATGTTTGCCAAGACAAATATTGTGCAGAAGAGCTACAATGACCTGTGCTCGAATATGGTACAGGACATCTGCGAGACGTATCTGTCCACAAAGAAGCGTGTGGTTGTAGAACCAACACGTGGTAATCAAAACATATTGGTACCTGGCAAGAATCCATTTGAAGCTATCAAGATGATCAGAGGGCGCTCTGTATCAGCTGAGGACAATCGCTCCTCATCCTATGTGTTCTTCGAAGCAAGAGAGGATGAGGAGCAGCTGCTGAGGTTCTGCACTCTTGAAAGTAGATTTGCTACAACGCCTGTCAAATCATTCAAGCAGTCAGGTGCAATTAACATCAATGCCCTTAGCAACGAGCAGGACAACAATATCCTATCATTCAAGATCCCGCAGCAGATTTCTTCTATCGATAGAATCATTTTTGGTGGCCCTAGAAGAATCACAACGTTCAATTGGACTACATGGCAGTTTGAATCAAACGATGTTATTACTTCAGACACAAACTACAAGGACGGTGGTTCTGGTACGGATGTGTCTGCCTCGTTCCGCAATCGCTACTACAATGCCAGAATTCCACCACAGTCTCTGATCCCCGTTGATGTGTCCAGTCGCCCACTTACATTCATTCCAGAGTCATCTGCTGACTACCAAGCATACATTGCACAGCTAATGCAGAACACTCTAAAGATCAGAGTGCCTGGTGATACACAGCTAACTGCTGGCGTTACGATTGATTGCACACTGCCTAGCAGATCTGGCAATACAACAGAAATGAAAGAAGACCCGCTGATGTCGGGTAAGTTCCTTATCTCCAGAATCCATCACAGGATTGGATTGGTTCAGGAAAGACCTAGATATACATGTATCATAGAAGCGCTGAAGGGTAGATTTGAAGAGGGTATTCAATGACAGAAAGAAACTTTGGGCGCTCTGTTGCAACGTTTGTTGCAGAAGTAGCTGACGTCAACGACCCAAACCAATCAGGACGCGTACGTGTACGTGTACTTGGTCGCCACGATGATAGAGTAAACATTCCTGATTCTGCACTACCATGGGCACAAGTAATTCAGCCTGTCACATCAGCCGCCAACGGCAGAATGGGCACGGCACCTGTTGGCTTGACTGTGGGTTCTAGAGTTGTTGGCATCTTCCTAGATGCTGACGAGCAGCTGCCACTAGTGCTTGGATCCGTGGGCAGGGCTGGTGATCCAATCCAGGGTCAAACAGTGGGTGGTGCACCAGCAATTAACATTGCAACAGGTAGCATTCCCGCCTCCTCGCAAGGCATAGCAAGCAATCCATATACATCCCTATATCCTGGCAGGGTGTCAATTGCGGCGGTTGATTCACGTAGAGTAAGCATACAAGCTGTGGATAGAAGAACAGGTGGAGCTATCACCACACTAGCTCAGGCTAATATGATTAATCCAAGACTTCCAACGGTTGGATCTGCTCCAAAAGGTAGAGACGTTTTGAGTGTAGCTAGATCTGTTGATCCACTAGGAACGTTAGCATCTTTGCCGTGCTTGAATTTTAGCTTGTTGTCACTCAGTTCTATTCTAGGATTCTTGAATAGCATTGTCAATGGTATTGCAAATACTGTAGCGCAAGCAATCCGTAACGCAATCCTAAGGCTAGCGCAAAGGGTTGGTATATTCAAACTACTTGGTCTGCTAAATTCTGCTATTGCTAACGTCAGAGCTGTTCAGAACCTGATCAACGCTTTGAATATACGTGTCTGCGGATTGAATCTACTTAACCAGGGTCTTTTTGATAATGCTAACTTTGTTATGGCTTCTGTTGTAAATGACTTGAACACAGCTGTGGGGTCTATTGTTGGTGGTATTGATAAGGTCATCAACGTGTCGACGGGAGCGGTGTTGAGTGGTGCGGATGCAATCAACGCAGCAGCAAATGAGGGCATTAAGAACCTTGTAGATGGTGTTGCTGGAGCTCCTGCAGCAGCTGTTGCCACAGCAAACTCACCAAGACCCAATTCTTCACTAGTGGTTACTGCACCACCCAACAACTACGTTCAGCGCTACTACTCTGTACAAGACGATCCTTTCCCAGGATACATAGAGTGGAGAGATCCAAGTGGTACTGGTGCACCTGTTTACACACTTCGTAACGGACAACCCAACTACACCAGCGCACAGCAACACACACTATTTGCTGCACAAGATCACTTCACAAGCACAATTGGCAATACGTTGCTGAGCGGAGGAACACTTGATTTCCGCACTCTGGCGTCAGCTGTTTCCGGAAGTGTCAATTTCACTGAAGCGTTTGCCATTTCTAGAATCTTGGGTGTAGGGTTTAGTGCTGCATCTGCCATTGGTACAGCGGCCGCCCTGGTGCCAACAATTATCGCAGCAATTAACTTGACAGCACCTGCAACAGCATTGTCTTATGTGACGTCAACTAGAACTGCTGTATCTACAGGAATATTCCTGAAGAACCAAGCAACAATGGCACTAATGAGTGCACAGATGCGAGTTGGTTTGTTCACATCACCTAGATTACCGGGGCTATAATATATTATGTCAGATGATCCAGATAACAGGCGCCATCCAGAATCTACATTCGAGGCAAAGTATCCTTACAACCAATCGACAATTACTCGCAGTGGTCATGAGATACACATCAACGACACTCCCGGCAGCGAAAGCCTGCGTGTAGCACACACTAAAGGTAGCTACATTGAGATAGACAAGAATGGTAGAACAGTACTAAACTCAGCTGGCGGTGCATATCATTACTTCTCCAAAGGCTTTACAACTACTGTTGATGGCAACTACGACCTGAAGGTTGCAGGTGTTCAGAATGTCAACGTCGATGGTTCTGTCAGCGAGCAAACGACAGGCGACAGATACATGAACGCCGGTGGCAACATGGTCATCGGTGCTGGTGGAAACTTCGTCAATCAGATTGTCAACGATAAATATGAATCAATAGGTGGATTTTCTACTTCCAGTGTTACGTTCAATGAAAGTAAGTCTGTTGGTTTTGATTCAATCAATATTACTGGTGGTATAAAGAACGAAAAGGTTGGGCAGGCATATTCTGTTGAGGCCGGTGGAGCAATTGAGATGGCAACACCAGGCATTATGCACTTAGCCTGTGGATCATTAATTGTTGATGCTGGCATTATTGCAATGAATGCTGCTGGTGCTGTAACAATCACAGCAGGTGGTGCAGTTACAATCACAACAGCTGCTGGTCCCGTGACTATTACTTCTGCTGGTATTATATTCATCAATGGTATTCAAATCAGACTTAACGATCTGTAGGATTAACGAATGTCGACACGCGCTGACAATTTTACGCAGACGAGGAAGATCCCAGATCTGTTTTCTGACTTCATGGATGACCTGACTCCACATCCTGTCACAAAGGACATCGTGCGTATAAAGAACGATCAGGCTATCAAGCAGTCAATCAAAAACATTGTGCTGACCAG